TTGCCTCCTGGCTTAACAGCCCACGCCCGGCCCCCGGCGCATAGGTCTCGCTCATGTTGCCCAGCGTGAACGACTGCACTCCCTCCTGCTGCAATTTCCTCCGCTGGCTGTTGCCCCTTTCCAGGAGTGCCAGGGCAATTTCACAGCATGATCGTTCGTGCCTCCTTATAAAACTCGGGGCGGACGCACTTTTATAACCCTGCTGCCCGCCCCGGCAAGTTTTGAATAATACTCTGCCCTACTCTGGCAGAATTTAAGTGCGGCCTCAAGGCTGGTGAAAGTGTACTTCTCCATACCGATAGAGTAGCTCTCAAGCCCATTGTTCTTCGCAAGGAGCAGATCCGCTTTCCGCTCCCAGCCTTTAGAGGCCGCCATATACACATTTACAGACTTAACCAACAGGCTATTAATCTGCTCTTCAGTAAAAAGAGTATCACTGTCGATCCCCCCGGGTGGGATGGTTTCAGCCAGCATCTCCCGCAGTTCTTCTCTCAACTCGTTAGTCGGTGTCATAGATAACACCCCGTTTATTCATCTGGAGTAAGGTCAATTTCCTGGACATTCTCCGTTACTGCAGCGTAAACACCACGATAGCCATAGCCCACAATTTGCGCTTCGATTAACCGGGACAGGTCGGCGGCAGAGGCTTCGATGCGCAGGTCTTGCTTGACGAGCTCTTTGAAGCCACGTCTTGGCCGGATCAGGTATGCTTTCCCAGCACTTACGCCAGAGTATGAGTAGGACCTCTTCCCAACCTGGACATTCCAGCCATCGTAGTAGATCACGGTGTCAATGCCATCTACCGCCGGGTAGGTGGTTCCCTTGATCATGAACCCGCCCTTCAGTGCCATCTCGATATTGGCCCTATTCTGGGCGCTGGCCAGCAGAATATTGCCGGGGCGCTTGGCGACATTAGCGTCGTTCACCGCTTGTGACAAGGTCTTCCAGTAACCGACCCAGAGGTCGTCCCCAGAATCTCCCTGCCAATCGGTTTGATTGTTCGGATCATAGGAATGGCTGAGGATCGGGTTCAGGTGAATGTGGTTCAGGAGGGCGTTCCAGGCTTCGCCTGTGCTACGGTTGAGGATCTCCAGGGAGAAAGAATCGTTGAAGTCTTTCATTTCCTTGGTGTATTCAAAACCCGCAGCAAAGGTCAAGATTCTTGCAGTCGGTCCATATTCAACTGCCAACCTACCGAACTTGACTTCCTCGCCTTCAAGATGTTCAGTGAATACCACAGTTCCGTACAAGGCCCACTTCGCATCAATCAGCTTGGGCATGTTAGGGTCGGAAAGGGTCTCATAAATCGGTTTGTAGACCAGAGGGACCTGCTCGCGGCCCAGTTCAACATCAAGGACGACCTTGCGCAGGAGGTCGGTGTACTGGGAAAGGGAACCGCTGGTGAGCATTTCCCCAACAGGCCGAGTGAGCTCGAGGGTTTCCATTTCCCCGTTAATGATTTTCTTTTCAACTTCATGTAGCTTTCCATTCACCACAAAAGGCACATTCGACGTGAAAGTACCCTGACGCCGTTTCTCTCTCAGGGACTCAATAGATACAACATTAAAAGACAATTTATACACCTCCAACTTTGTTTTTAGGCATTAATAACTCGGCCGCACACTATTGTCGTAGGTCTGGGTGCAGGCGTCGTCGGCGGTGCGGTGTAGCCTGGTATTAAACAGCCTGATCCAGTTGGCGTGCCCTACCGCGGCAGTGATGGCGGCAGTGGTTGGTGCGGCGGCGGCATCAGCAGCGGCAGCGGCCCCGGCTACCGGAACCATAGTTACAACGCCATTGGCCTCAGCGGCTACAACAGTGTAGATGATATCCGGCTTGGCTGCGCTGAGTGGGCTTGCCGCATCGTGGGCAATGTCGAAGTTAGCCTGAGCGGCAAACTCTTTCAGAACATTGTTTACCTTCACCAGGCCGGGCTCAATGTCGACATTGAAGTCATAGGCGTCACCGTCGGCATGGGTAGATGCGGCAGTTGGGGCTCCGGCCAGAAGCCCGGCTTGAACACTGTTACGCAAGAAGCTCGCCAGGGCATCCGCGTTTGTGATTACCCGCGGGGCTAGCTTAAACCAGATCACGTTGTTGCTATCTTTTGCAGAGGTCACCTGGCCTGCATAAAGAGCCGTAGCAGCGGTGGTCAGGCGCTTGTTGTTGCTGTCCCAATAGACATCCGCCCCTTTGGTGAAAGCCTCCCCAGTATTGATTTGGTCGGTTTCATACTCGGCATTCTCAATAGAAAGTGTCACCTCAGAAGTTTCCCCTTCACCGGTGGTAACACTCTCCATCGCAACCCCCAAAAAGCCGTCCAGGAGATAGAGTTTGCCAGCAGTAATGGTGGTGCTCTCCGGCACATCCACCTTAATCGATTTTCCGTCAGAGATTTTCCCGTAACCAAGATATACAGCAGTTGCGGGAGTAGGTTGTCCAGTCCAAGTCAATTTAATACACCTCCACATTAAATTAAGGCCATAAGCCTTTGTTTGCTTTTGTTAGATGCTGGATGTCCGCTTCTTCACCACGCCGGAGCCACTACCGCTATAACCCCCGACGACTGGCGGGAAGTCCGTGTGGAACCTGCTGATGGCGGTCTTGATGGTTTCATCCGCCAAGAGCTTGTCAATCTCGCCAGCAATTTGTTCTTTGGTAGCATCTTCCGCTACGTTAAGCATCCGCTTAACCAGACCTTGGGCCATTTCCCCGGCAACCTTCTCCTTGATGACCTCATTCATCGTCTTTTCCCAGTCCGCCCGGGCCTTCTCGTCGAGGGCCTTTTTGGCATCCTCAGCAGCCTTAACTACATCCATTTCCCCGGAGATATCCAGGGCGTGCCTTACCTTACCCAGGGTCTCAAAGGCTCCCGCAATCACTTCAACCGGCTTGTCCCCAGAGACCGTTTTCCTAATTTCCTCCATCGTAGACATTTCCCCGGTGACCTTGTTCACCCAGTCAGGGTCAAGGATCTTAGCCAATTGTTCCGCTGTCCATCCCATCTCACCACAGATTTGTTGCACCGTCACTTCACCGCTTTGTAGCATTGCTTTAAGTTTAGAAACATATTCCTTCCAAGACATTTCTGCTATAACACCTCCGTTTTTAATAATCTCATCCAGCTCCGGCATCTCCCCGATAGCCACCACGAATGTAGGCATCCCGGAGCGATTCAGTGGGGTCCAGTCGATGGATAACGGCTTGTAATCCACTACGTTGTATTCCCCATTCACCCGCTGAAGCTTTGGGATCCCAAAAATACTCACCTGGCGGATGGTATGGGCCTTGATCCAGCGCTTCAGGTCGGCAGCAGCCTTATCGATCACCCCTCGAAAATATGCCCTTCCATTCTCCCACTTAGCACCAACCCAATGGGTGACGGGGGTAGGGAACTGGGTACCAACCTCATCCGGCTTCTGGTGGCCCAGAAAGCCAGGTAACCCTTGACTCATTACCTCCCCAATAATCTTTTGGAGAGCCTCAGGTCGATAATTCCATCCCCGCTTACTCTTACCAGCCGGGACTTCCACCACGACCTCCATCGGGGAATCATCCCCAGCCTTTATGGAGTTCAAGTCCACCCAAGGGGCAAGAGGGATATCATCCACATCCATTTCCCCACAGATGAGTGCCTGGAGAGCACACATTTCCCCGATAGATCCTATCAGGGACTCCGGCGGTTCCAGCTCCAGCTCCCGGTAATGCCTTAACAAGTGCCTGGCTGCCTGGCTTTTCTGAGCTGGGGATAAATCAGGCTCACTCCGGGCTCCTGACAAGGCCGCTGCTGCAGCGATAAGACCGGCCCGGTTCAGGACGATGCTACCGTCGTCCCGAATCTCGTGGTGAGGCCCCCAACAGTCTGCTTGAGTTAGCTCCTTATTGATGGAGGTCTTAATCGCGGCATATACCTCCTTAACAGCCGCAACAGCCCCTTCCACCCCTTCCTCCAATCCTTTCTTGAGCATAGACCAGATTCGGGACTTGTCCACGTCCCCCCAGGAAGCACTGCTCTCGGTTTTGATAACTATGAACTTTTTCAGCGCTTTTTCACCTCCTCCTCAAGGTATGTCTCAGCTTACCTCTTACCAACATATTGCCCAGTTTTTAAATCCCGGACCATGAGCTTTTGATGCCCGGAGTGGACCTCTATTCTTCTGAAAGGAGGAGGCTGCTTCACCTGAATCTTCTGGTCCTTGATTGGTTTCTCCATAAAAATACCCCTTTTCTATGGAATTACAGGTCTTCCCTTATCGCCCCGACAACTCCTGATACCACTTCTCTAACTCCGGGTCACTTTCCGGATCATCCCGCCACTTCTTCAACCGATTCAAGAACTGGTCCGGGGGTTCGTGTATCGGGACCAGGGTACAGAGGCAGTTGGGATGTGCGGGCATAGGCGGCTCTTCCCCTGGAGAATAAACCCCGGCTCCCAGCCCATACAAGTCCGCTGCAGCCAGCTCATCACAGATATCGGTTACCGGGTGGGTATTAGAAAGCACCCACTTCATCCCTTGGTAGCTGGGACTTGCCCAGGCCGCCGCTATGGTCCCCTCCCCGAAGGCTGCCGTCATCTCCGTCCTGGCCAGGCGCAGGGCCTCGTAGCACATGTCCTCAGGGATCCTGCTCCCCATTCGTTTCATCATGTTGGGGTAGTCTTTTACCAAAGTTTGTTTGCCTTCCCGGACATACCTTTGCAATATCCTGGCAACCCTTTTAGCATCCATCCCGGTGGCGACGGATGTCTGAATTACATCCCGCATGGCGCTCCGGAGGTTTACCCCCTGCTGCCAGATACGATCTGATAGAAAAAGGCCCCCCTTCGTCCTGGCCCAACAGGCTTCTACTGCCTGGCGATTCACCATGGAATAGAAGGTCTTCAAGCCAGTAATATTTACCCCAGCTCTTCCGAACACATTCAGAAGCACTGCCCGACTATACCCCACTCCAGCATCAGAAGCCTGGTAAATGTATCGCCCTAATGCGGAACTAAATTTGTTAGTGAAGGAATCGGCCTCCGCCCGCAGTATTTTCTCCAAAGTTTCTAACTGTCGTCTACGTAACTGGCCAGAAGGACCAGCAAGATCCCGCAACTCCCTGGCCACCTTGTCCGCAGCCTGTTCATAGAGTTTACGGATTTCCGGGTCTTGTAGGAG